GAGGCAGCAGGGAAGGACTACGCAGTAACGAGGGAGCAGGGGATGCTGAGAGGCAAGATCAGGGATTACCTGATATTGTGGAGGGTGCTTTGAAGCAAGTGCCTGAGAACCCTCCTCTGCCGCTTTATGAGGCCAACCAGATAATCACTGCAGCAGAGAACTTCTGGGGCTTGGAGGTTGGCAGCATCAGAGGCAGGAGCAGGAAGTTCCACATTGTTTGGCCAAGGTTCACTGTGTGCTCGATCCTGAGACGTAAAGGCTACACCTACACAGCTATTGGAGAGGTGCTGAATAGGGATCACGGGGCAGCTCACAACGCTGTGAGTCAGTTCGATGCAATCACCAGTGCCTATGCAAAGTATCGAGAGCAGGCTGTCCAGTTTGATCGCTATCTCTGGAGAAAACAGACAGCAAATTCCAGAGAAGGATACCGTTCTGTAGCTGTAAACCGTTAAGAGTGAGAGGTTTAGATGCCTTTTTTTCGTAATATATAACTAATATAACTAATACAGTAGGTATATGTATATTAATTTAAATCATTCTGTATCTAGTTTTAGTACTAAAACTAATAATAGTACTATTACTAGAATAGATAATAACCTAGTTAAGAATAATAATAATAATACTGATACTGATAGTAATAATAATAATAAGATTACAGAAGTATACAGAGAACTATCTAGGGGAGAGGTGTGGGGATTCAAGCAGCAGGTGGAGATGCTGCAGAAGCGGAAGAAGGAACTGGAGGAGGCTGGGATCTACTGCGTCAGCGGCAGCAACCAGATCCGACAGGAGCACAAGGCTGAGTACCGGGAGCTGCTGGATGCTATCAGCGTCTTGGAGCAGAAGGCTGCCGGCAAGGTTAACCCGCAACCAATGCGGCAGAAGGCTGCCAGAAAGCCACAGCAGCAGAGGCAGACGCTTACTGACGCTGAGAGGCTGCAGTTTGCCCAGCAGCTTGCTGATCTGAGGAAAAGGCTCTAGGAGCCTCTGTAAGGCATTAGTAGACTGTAAGCACTGTGATGACACTAGAGAGAAATAAAAATGCACTGGAGGGCTATCTATGGCTCAGGAAAAGCATATTATAGATCTGGAAGAGATGACTGAACTGAAGGAAGCGCAGGAAAGCCTGCTGAAGGCACTGCAAGCGACAGAGCACAGAGAGGCTGAGATAATCCTGAGAAAGGGATTGCATCAGCTACACAGAGCACAGCATCAGGACGCTAGGATCCTGATGACGATAGGGGAGAAGCTATGGCAGTGAAGAAGATGAAGACAGTGATCCACATAAACCAGCACAAGATCAAAAAGAACCGCAAAGAAGGAACCACTGAGCCAGTGATCACAGCCAAGGATTACAAGCGCAACCGTTACGGTAAGAGCGTCGAGATCAAAGGAGAGAGCAGGGTAGTCTACAATCCAGAGAAACCTCTGAGCTGTGGAGCACACTGCTGGATCGAAACTGACGCAGAGGTGGAGGTTTACTAATGCCAGCAAAGAAGAAGAAAACCGCAGCAAAGAAGAAGCTGCCCAGAAGGGTAAAACAGACAGACAAAGCTGTAGCGCAAATGTCTGAGGGAGAACGCATTGAGAGAGCGCAGCATCTTGAAACGATTCACCTGCCGAAGTCAGTGATGACACTGGAAAGAGACATCGCCAGAGGTAAGGTGAAGATGGGAAGACCTAGCGATTACACACCGAGAATAGTGGAGAATCTGCTGAGGTTTGTAGCTGCTGGATTGCCTCTGGAGAGAGCTGCTGCTGCTGCTGGAATAAGGAAGGAAACACTGCACGATTGGAAGAAAACATTCCCTGACTTTTCTCACTCTCTCGCACACGCAGAGAGCCAATATGCCAACCTCTGCCACATAACAATCAACGAGCAGATCGTTAACGGTGACGGCCACTTGGCCCTGAAAACACTACAGTCTCGCTTCAGCAAAGACTACAGCACTAGCAAGAAGGTGGAGATGCAAACGATGAGCTTCAGCTCTACGATCTCACCAGAGAAGCTGCTGGAGATGCAGCAGCAACGTACTGCTCTGGACTCATCATCTGACTATGAATCGAATGTTATTGATGTGGATACTAAGGATTCCGAAGGGTCAGGGGCGGTTTTAGGGACGGTTTCCAGCCAGCCAGAACAGGAGGGGGGCAGCCCCACAGGAGGGGAGGGGGATGATAACGCCCCCCACCCCCCTCCTTACCCTCGCACACTAGAATACTCCCCTCCTTCTTCTGATCCTATAGAAGCAGATTCAAGACTGTATTGCCCTCAGTGTGCTCAGGTGAAAGAGGTGCAGCAGGTGGAAGTGCTGGGTAGCAGGAGGGATGCAGATAACCAGTATGCACAGTTTAATTGCTCCTGTGGTTATCAGGGGGAGAGTGTGGTAATTGAAGGCTAGTTTTACAGTGATGGAGTTATTGATCACACTGGCGATTATTGGGGTACTGGCGGCATTGTATTTGAAGTCAACGTTAAGGGCCAAGAAGCTGGCAGACAGGGCTATATGCAGATCCTATAATAAGCAGTTAGAGATGTTTTATTTAAGCGATCCCTACCGTCAGGGAACCAGTTACACACAGAGGGATTTTATGGAGATGTTTAAGATCAGTGAAAAGTGTTGGGAATGCCACGCAGCAACGCCATAGAGAGGACGCTGGAGCTGTTTAGCGGCAGGGTTGTACCGGAGTGGTATATGAAGCTAGAGAAGGTATATGCGGATAACTGGGAGGAGCATAGGCGGCAGCATAGGCCGGCAGGGGTGGAGAGTGCTAGGCAGTACTGGACAGAGTTGAGCTTGAGCCTCCTGATGCAGCCAAAGCCGGATAAGGGGATGCTGCGGACGGCTATAGAGGGGACGAGGATTGGCAATAAGGATCTGCATCAGAAGCTGAAGGATAAGCTGAGGATACTGAGGTGAATGTAAAGCTGGTACACTTAGATGGCAAGCTGCCCAACCTTGCACTTATGCATCTTTCTTCTTGGCATAAGAGGCAGGGGGATACGGTTTACTTTTCTAGGACTCCATACAGGGATCTGTTTGAGCCGGATTTTTCTAAGGTTTACGGTTCTTCAATTTTTACAAGATCTGAAAACGTGAGGGATGTGATGAGGAGGGAGTTTCCTGAGTCTCTTATTGCAGGAACTGGATCGGGAAATAATATAACGATTGAAGAGCTGACGGGAGAGGACAGCTTGGATCCAGACTATTCGATATATCCTAAATTTAATCAATCAATAGGGTTTAGCCAAAGAGGTTGCAGGTTAAAATGCAAGTTTTGCGTAGTTCCTAAGAAAGAGGGCCGGATTAAAGATAATGCTTCGATCTATGATATTTGGAGGGGGGAAGGATTCAGGAAGGAGATAGTGCTATTGGATAATGATTTTTTCGGCCAACCAGATTGGAAAGAGAAATGCAGGGAAATCAAAAAAGGGGGGTTTAAGGTCAACTTTAATCAGGGGATAAACGTGAGGCTAATTTCTGAAGAGGCAGCTTTAGAGTTAGCAGGGTTGAAGTATTACGATGTGGATTTCAAGAGAAGATCAATTTACACAGCTTACGACAACCCAAGGGACGAAAAGATTTTTCTCAGAGGTTTCAAAATGCTTACTGAAGCTGGAATCCCTCCGAGTCATATTGTTGTTTATATGCTTGTAGGATTTTGGCAAGGGGAGTCGATTGATGACGTTCTGGAAAGATTTTATAAAATAACAGAACTTGGTGCTTTCGCTTATCCAATGGTGTTTGATGAAAAGAACAAACAGCTCAAGAAATTCCAGAGGTGGGCTGTTAGAAGGTATTTCACATTTATCAAGTGGGAAGACTTTAGGTGAACGAGGAGGCTGCAGAGAAGGAGAAGGAGGCTGTAGTGAGATATATTGCTCACAGCCTCAAGCAGGGGAAGAAGCTATATTATGAGGGTAGTGGGGAGCAGATGAGTCATCTGGACGGGATCCTTACAACAGTGGACTATCTGGAGGCTGCAGTAGAGGTGAAGTGGAGACGGTTTGATTACAAGACACTGATGGAGCAGCACAGTGGTGAGATGCTGCTGGGGAGTGACAAGGTGCTGGCGGGGAAGGCGTTTGCCTTTGCCTTTAGGAAGCCTACCAAGCTGCTCTATTTGCTGACTGACTGCCTGCTGGTGCAGGAATTGGTTGATGGGAAGGGAGACACTCCTGAGATGATTAGGGAGGCTTGGGTGGAAGGCCCGAAGAGTGATGACGATAGAAGCAAAATCAGAAAAGCAAACTGCTACTACAAAGCGGAAACAGCAGAGAAGATCAGACTCTGACTGTGATGTCTTCGCTGAGAAGGTGTTCAAGCTGAAGCTACACCCTTGGCAGAAGAAGGTGCTGCAGAGCCTTAGCAAGCCGAAGACGAGGATAGCCCTGAAGGCAGCCAACGGTTCAGGGAAGACGGCGATGTGTGCGGCTCCTGCAGCCTTGTGGCACGCCCTGCTGTATCCCAACAGCGTTTGCGTTACGACTTCAGGGGTATACCGGCAGGTGAAAGAACAGATGTGGCCAACGATCAGGAGCTTGGCGCGGAAGGTTGGAGGCTTGGGGATCCAGATCAATCAGACTGAGCTGAGTACACCCAACGGCAGCCGGGTGATTGGGTTCAGTACAGACGATCCCGGCAGGTTTGAGGGTTGGCACGCTGATAACCTTTTGATGATAATTGATGAGGCGAAAACGGTAAAAGATGAAATATTTATGGCTTTGGAACGCTGCCAGCCCAACAGGGTGCTGCTGATGTCCTCACCGGGAGGCTGTAAGGGACAGTTTTATAGGTGTTTCAGTAAGGAGCAGGATTTCTGGGATCTGCATACGGTTACAGCCTACGATTGTCCACATATAGAAAAGGAGTGGATAGATAACCAGATAGAGAAATGGGGAGCGAGTCACCCACTGATTGCTTCGATGATCAGGGCGGAGTTTATGGAGGAGTCAGGAGAGAGCACAGTGATCCCTTGGGACAGCCTGATGCATTGTCTGGAGAATCCTCCCAAGAAGCAGAAGGGTGAGGTAGTGGCTGCTGTAGACTTTGCAGCCGGCAGTGATGAGAATGTTCTCTGTATCAGGAACGGCAATCACATTACCAAGCTCCTGAGCTGGAGAGATAAGAATACGATGGCAGCCTGTGGCAGGTTCGCCTTGGAGTTTGAAAGGGCTGGGCTGAAGCCTCAACAGATCTTTTGTGATGCTGGAGGCTTGGGGCTGCCAATGGCACAGCAGTTGGCTGAAATGGGTTGGGAGATGCACCAGATCAATCTGGGCAGTAGAGCCTACGAGCCTGACAGGTTTGCCAACAGATCGGCAGAGATGTGGTTTAACGCAGCCAGACAGATCGAGAAGGCTGACATAGTTGTACCTGATGACGAGATCCTGCACGCCCAGCTAACCAACAGGAGAGTGGCAACTACCAAGA